ATTACACAGGTTGCTTAACATGAAAAAAACACAAATTATGGAAGATATAAAGTTGACCGCTCATCAAGAAAAGTTTGTCAAGTTGGCAAATGATAACGGGTTTACTTTAAAAATAACTAGAAAAGATATTATAATTTTACAAGCTAAGTACGGCATTAAATGGCCTGTTTGGTTAGTAAAAAATACGGCATATCGATTTGATAGAGGAGTGTATAAACTACCTTCTTTATTGACGGTAGAAGAACATATTCTCAATATAGTTAAATCATTCGGCGAAAGGCAAGATGATGAAGATTATTAAGTTGAATTCAATTCAACCTAAGGTGAACCTTTTTCGACCAGAAAAACGAAATAGTGCTTGACTTTACACCGATACTACTGTATAATAGCTAGTGAAAGATTGATAAATTACATTATGAAAAGGATAAATATGAAAAAATTAAATGAGTTACAAACTGCCCAAGTCGAGGCATTATATAAAAAATACGGCAGAACTGATGTTACTAGAGCAGAGATAAATGACTTTGTTGATGCTGGTGAAATTGCAAATCCAACATGGTTGAAAAATGACAAATACAAAGTTACTCGTGGTGTCTATTCATTACCTATTGAGGGTAATGATTTCTCACCAACACTAACTGATATTCCTCTTGCTGAAGAAACACCTAAAGTAGAAACTGTATCACAGGCTGCTTTCGTTATTTCAAGTTTAGTTGGCAATATCATTCCTGACAAAGACCCTGTTTTTGTTCCTTGGGGTCATTTCAAAGATATTAAATCTATCGTTGCTTCAAAAGTCTTTTACCCAATATTTGTTACTGGTCTTTCAGGCAATGGTAAGACAATGAATGTAACACAGGCATGTGCTGCTACAAAACGAGAGTGCATACGAGTCAACATTACGATTGAAACAGATGAAGATGATTTACTAGGCGGTTACAGATTGCAAGACGGGCATACTGTCTGGCAGAACGGCCCAGTTATCGAAGCAATGGAAAGAGGCGCCTTGTTACTACTTGACGAAATCGACCTTGCTTCAAATAAAATTATGTGTCTACAGCCTATACTTGAAGGCAACGGCGTCTTCCTTAAAAAGATTAACAAGTTCATTAAACCTTCTAAAGGTTTCAATGTGATTGCTACTGCTAATACTAAGGGTCAAGGCTCTGATGATGGCAAGTTTATCGGCACTAACATTCTGAACGAGGCGTTTCTTGAAAGATTCCCAATTACTGTCGAACAGGCATACCCAACTAATAAGATTGAAACTAAAATCTTATTGAATGTAATGGCTGAGAAAGGTCTAACTGCAACGAATGAGTTTGCTACTTCACTTGTAACTTGGGCAGACATAATCCGTAAAACTTACTATGAAGGTGGCGTTGACGAACTAATCTCAACTCGCCGACTAGTTCATATCGTTGAGGCATTCTCAATCTTCAAAAACAAAATGAAGGCAATTGAGATGTGTACTAACCGATTTGACTTAGATACTAAGACTTCGTTCTTAGATTTATATACTAAGATTGATGCCGGCGATGATGTTGCAAGTTGGTTAAATGACGACTTTGTTTCAGAAGAATTAACCGATGATACTGAGGAAGGTAATGTTAATTACTAAATGTATCGAATCATAATGTAGTAAGACCTGAATGGGCGGTTATCCTCCGCCCGTTCTTTACTGCATTTGGGCTTGACAAAGGAAAAGAATTAGTGTATAATATACACAAGAAGTAAAAAAAGAACTCAATACTATGGTGCCTCGTATTGAGGGATAACTAACGGTACCAAAAAAACTGAGGAGTTTACAACATGGCTAGAAAGCTAACTAAAAAACAAAAAGTATTAAATCTATTATCAAAAGGTAATCCCGTTTGGTGGAAAACTTTAAGAGGAAGTAGATTTGACTTGAAATCGCCAAGAGCGATGATTGACCAACTACGAACTGAAGGACACATGGTTTATATTAATAAATCTGCTGGTGGTACTTCGTATCGTTTAGGCAAACCAACCCAAGCAATTATTGCTGCTGGTGTTGACAAAGTATTTTACTTTGGTAAAGATGAGAAAACTACTAACATGAACGAAATCGTTGCTGCTGGTATCAAATCTCTTTACGGTACACAAACATACGCTTATTCTAACCAATAAACCATTCTACCTTATAAATAGGAATGATAGGCAACTCGTAAGCCCTGTCATTTAGAGGTAGAGTGTCATCCGCAATGACACCGTATGAAAAGGTTTCGGGCAGTTTCTCCTTCCAAGAAAAACTGCCTTTTTAATAAAACCGTTATAAATATTAATGATACGCCCATTAAGGGGTATCATTTTTAAAACTTGCTTAATAAAAGGAGAAACACTATGGTTAATAGAACCTTATCTATATGGAACGAACTACGCCCATTTCAAGTGGGATTCGACCACGCTTTTGAACGCTTTAACACTCAGTTAGAACACACTCAAGGCTCAAACTTCCCACCCTACAACATCAAAAAACTTAATGATTTCAATTGGACTATTGAGATGGCACTTGCCGGTTTCAATAAGAAAGATATTGAAGTAGAATACTCTGATAATCAATTAACGATTAAATCAGTATTTGAAAAAGATGAAACTGATGCGGAAGATACAACAACTATTCACAGAGGCATTTCAAAACGACAATTCAAGAAGGCATTTACACTTGCTGATGAAGTAGTCATTAATGGTGCTGAGTTGAAAGATGGTATGTTGATTGTCGATTTAGAGAAAATCGTTCCCGAGGAGAAAAAGCCTCGTACAATTAAAATTACTTAATTGCAAAATAGATGGGCGCCAAATTAATTGGTGCCTATCGCTTGACAAAATAATGAAACTAATGTATAATAGCATTACTTAACTAAAAGGACTATATAATGAAACTTAATGCAACAACCCACGATATTCTTAAAAACTTCTCAGAGATTAATACAAACATATTAATCAAACCAGGAAGTGAATTGAATACAATCTCTACAATGCGAAACATTTTTGCCAAGGCAACTATCTCTGAACCATTTGATAGTGAATTCGGCATCTATGATTTGAACGAATTCTTATCTGTAGTGTCAAGTTTAAATAAACCTGAACTTACATTAGAAGATAAATATATGACAATCTCTGCTGAAGGCAGTCGTGCAAAAGCAAAATACTTTTATTCAGACCCATCAGTAATCGTATCACCGACTAAAGATGTTAACATGCCTGAATCAGATGTAACATTTACTTTGTCTGAATCAAATCTTACACAACTACAAAAGATGGCTGCTATTCTAAAAGCACCTGACCTTGCTCTTATCGGCACAAAAGGTGGCGATGTAGTATTAAAAGTTTGTGATAAGAAAAATGATACATCTAATAAGTTTGACATTGTTGTCGGCGAAAACGGTTCAGCAGATTTCACTTTCTATTTCAAAGTAGAAAATCTTAAAATGATGTCTGGCGATTATGATGTTTCTGTTTCGTCAAAGTCTATCTCTCACTTTAAAAATACAAAACTTCCGATTGAATATTGGATTGCACTTGAACCAGATAGTGTTTTTGACGCTGGTTAATTTTTTATATATTATGAATAAGGTGAATTATGAGTACAACAGACTTCCTATGGGTCGAGGAATATCGACCTAAGACAATTGATGATTGCATACTACCGCAATCTCTAAAAACATTGTTTCAGTCTTTCATTGAGAAAGGCGAGATATCAAATATGTTATTTTCAGGCACACCAGGTGTCGGCAAGACCACAGTTGCAAAGGCGCTGTGTGAGCAAATGAACTGTGATTGGATAATGATTAACGGTTCAGAAGAAGGTGGCATTGATGTTCTCAGAAACAAAATCAAAAACTTTGCTTCAACAGTATCACTATCAGGCGGTAAGAAGGTAGTGATACTAGATGAGGCTGATTATCTTAATCCTCAGTCAACACAACCTGCTTTAAGAGGCTTTGTTGAGGAGTTTCACAAGAACTGTCGATTCATCCTTACATGTAATTTTAAGAATAGAATCATTGAACCACTTCACAGTCGATTCTCAAACATTGAGTTTAAGATTAACAACAAAGAAAAGCCTCAACTACAAACTCAATTGTACAATCGGGCAACCTTTATTCTTAAAAAGCAAAATATAGAATATGAAGATAAGGCACTCATTGGGTTAATCACAAAACACTTTCCAGATTTCAGAAAACTTATTAATGAGTTACAAAGATATTCTGTAAGTGGCGCTATTGACGCTGGTATTCTTGTAAACATTTCAGATGAAAATCTAAAGTCATTAACAGGACATCTCAAAGCAAAAGAGTTTGGCGATATGAGAAAGTGGGTTGTAAACAATCTTGACAACGACCCTGTTAAAATCTTTCGAAAGATATATGATAGTCTGAATACAACTTTACAACCAGAAACAATACCTCATGCGATTCTAATCATTGCTGACTATCAATACAAGTCTGCCTTCGTAGCAGACCAAGAGATTAATCTAGTCGCATGTTTAACTGAAATAATGTCGCAAGTTAAGTTTAAGTAATGTACGATTTATTTAAAGATTATCTGCCGGCGATAAATCACACCAAAAAGAACCTAATGGACTCTGATGATGTAATGTGGGAAAAGAAGTACCCTGCATTTATGGTCAACAAAGTCCTGTCTGGTTTCTCAGACACCATCATGCTCACCAATGAAATGAATAGAAATCATTTTCTTGATAGAGATATGCAGTTTCAATTTCTACTAAATAGTATTAGGTCTAAGAAAAGGTTTACTCCATTTCTAAGAGCTAGTAAGATTAAAGACATTGAGTGTGTAAAAGAGTATTATGGTTATAGTAATGAAAAGGCCAAGACTGCTCTCGATATACTCACCAAAGAACAATTGAAATTAATTAAAGATAGTCTATACAAAGGTGGGACAAAATGAATGAACTAGATAATAGTTGGCATCCTGAGAAGATGCTAGAAGTACAGTTAAAAGAGCCAGATGATTTCCTAAAGGTTAGAGAAACCCTAACAAGAATTGGCGTTGCCTCGAGGAAAGACAAGAAGTTATTCCAATCATGCCATATTCTACACAAACAAGGAAGATATTTCATAGTGCATTTCAAAGAGTTGTTTGCCTTAGACGGCAAGTTTTCTAACTTCTCTGAGAATGACCTTGAAAGAAGAAATACTATTGCTCAGTTATTGAGTGATTGGGGTTTGATTACTATACTAAACAAAGAGAATGCTGAGAACAAGGCACCTCTATCACAGATTAAAGTACTTGCGTTCAAAGATAAGAGCGACTGGGACTTACAAGCAAAATACAACATAGGTAAAAAAGTAGATGACGAAGGCGCCGAAGTTTAGAGATTTCATTACCGAGAAAGTTCAAAGAAGCAAGATACATGTCGCTGTCTTAACTAAAGTCAATGCTACCAGCAAAGGTGTTGTTAGCAATATGATACTAAAGGAGTGTGAGAAAAGAAATATTCCTTGTCATATTGTTAATACTCAAGAAGCATGGGTTTCAAAAAATGACTTAGACAAAGGTACACTACTTGTTTCAAACATTGATGGTGAAGATACCGAAGTAGAATTTGAACTGGCAAATACAATTTGTTTTGTTCGTGCTGGCGTTCTTGAAGATGAAACTGGTCTTGCATTACTCTCAACATTTGAAAACGCTGGTGCGTTTATGATAAACACTAGAGATGGTATGTTGACTTGCGATAATAAAATGTCTGCATATATTTCTTTTGAAAGAGATAATATACCTACTCCAAGAACTGCTCTTATATCAACTGAAAAAGGATTACTACACGCCCACGAAAGACTGGGTGGTAAATATCCTGCGATTATGAAAACACTTACAGGTACTCAAGGTATCGGTGTATCAATCGTTGAGTCTGAAAAGAGTATGGTTTCAGTAGCACAATCACTTTGGAAGTTTGGTGCTGCACTTCTACTTCAAGAGTTTATGAAGTTTGATTTCGACATTCGTACAATCGTAGTGAACGGTAAAGTCTTAGCGTCTACAAAAAGAACTAGTGCTAAGAAAGACTTTCGTTCTAATCGACACAGAGAAGCAACTACTGAGGCGTATGAGTTATCAAAAGACGAACACAAGTTAGTCTTAGATGCCGCTCGTTCTGTTGGCGCTTATATGGTCGGTGTAGACCATGCGATAGTTAATGGTGAGTTATTTGTTTTAGAATGTAATGGTTCTGCTGGCCTTGGTTCAGAGTTTGGATTATACAAAACTGCCTTTGATGATAAGTCATATATTGGTAAAACTAAACCAGAAGCTATAATGAAAGAATTGTTTGATTACATCACTCAAGACATTCATAGAAAATATTCATTTACAAAAGAATCAGGATTTCAAGAAAGAATTACTATTGATGGCTACGGACCTGTTCGGGCAAAGTTTGATACAGGAAACGGAACTGATGCCTCTTTATTTGTCGTAGACAAAATTGATGTCAAAGACAAAACTGTGAAGTGGGAAAAAGATGGTCATAAATTCAAAAGTAAGTTACAAGGTACATCTCACCCAACACATAATGAAAAGATTGATGAACGACCTAT